CAATCAGGCGTCAGCAAGTGCGACCGACACAAATACCGGTGGCAAGTCAACAGGCATTGTAACGTCCGTATCCTCTGGCAGTGAATCCATTTCCTACGCAACACCTCAGCAGATTGGAGCAAGTGCAAAGGAATGGAGTGCAGTGTATGCCGCCGCCGGGGACGTACAGAAAACAAATGATTTGCTCCTTAAAGCAGCTTTACCGCTGCTGATGGGAGTGAGGACGGATGATGGGATACCAGTTCTTTATGCGGGGATGTAAACGAAATGAATACAGTAATGTGCTTTTTAACTGGCGGACACAGATTTAAAAGTCTTGCTGAATCAAAATGTAATGACAAAGAAAAGACTTGTACCATTACGGAAACTTGCTGTAAATGTGGAAAACAGTTTTCATTTACAGGTACATACAAACAGTTTGGTATTCCAAATGTGAGGTGAAAAGAATGGATATTTCAATATTAGGCTCATGCGTAGCAATCGTTATGATCTGCTACATCGTGGGAATGGGCTGTAAAGCATCAAAAAGAATTTCTGATGAATGGATTCCAGTAATCATGGCTGTTACTGGCGGGATTCTCGGAGCGGTCGGAATGGGAATTATCCCGGATTTCCCGGCAACGGATTATATCACGGCAGTTGCAGTCGGTATGTTTAACGGATTGTCGGCCACTGGCGTGAATCAGGTTATTAAACAGACAGTGCAGAAAGAATAATTAAGGAGAGGGTATCATGTATTCATCTAAAATTACACTTTTTAATTACTACGAAAGTGCCACGACTGGAGATGCGTACTGGTATCCTCATGTACTATCTGGTGTTGACCTCATTACGGACAAAGGGGCAATCCTTAAAAAGTACGGACCAGACGCAACTGACAACGCACAGTTGCACGTGCGTTATACTGTCCAGAACGGTGATATAACCATTGCTGACAAGAATGGTAAGATTCTCCCATATGTACCGCCCAAGGAGTGGAAAAGGCAGATTAACAACGCTCTGGAAGACACTATCACATTCTCAGATGAATCGTTCTTCTGGGAGGGTGAGTGGACTGGTGGAACAGTCACTGAAAGTGATTACCGAAACGGATTCTACCAGTACATGAATGAGAATAAGGATAACGTGTTCAAGATTACCAGTGCAGGCGGTCCATATACACTGATTCCGCATTTTGAAATTTTGGGTAAGTAATATGAGCAAAATTCATCATTTCAAAGGATTCTCCGTAGTTGACGGAGATATGAAAATCAAACTGAATATGGATAGATTCTCCAGACAGTATCAAGAAGCGCAGTATCTACTTGATGGAATGGTTATGGACAGTATGATTCCGTTTATGCCGATGATTTCAGGAGACTTTATCAATAAGACAAGGGCAAGAAGCTCCTCTATGCAAGGCACAGGCTTTGTTTGTGCGGCGGCAGAACCTTATGGCAGATTTCTTTATATGGGAAAAACGATGGTGGACGAGCTGACTGGAAGCCCTTACGCTCGGCAGTATGCGAAGAAAGTCCTTGTTAGTCAGTTCTCCGGACAGACAGCAGCTAAGGAAAATCTTGAATACACCAAACAAGCGCACCCACGGGCACAAGCCCATTGGTTTGATGCCGCTAAACGACAATACGGCAGCACATGGATTCGCAAAGTAAAAGCACAAGCAGGAGGTGGACGACATGGCAGATAAGCCAATTGGCAAAGATGCAACCGGATATGAGATTTTGACAGATGCCATGAAAGCACTTCTGAACCAGTATCCGGGGCTATATGAAAATGAAACAATCAAATTTGAGGAACTCGGCAAGGAATCAGGAATTGCGTTTTCAGCAGACAACGGGGCGCTGGTCTATTCAGAAAAAGAAGATGTTTGCGGAATAATGCACCAAATTTGTCAGTACCCATTTTATGTGGTTTACCGCACGGCGTCCGACAAAGAACGGCAGAAGTTATCTGTTCAGAAGTTTCTGGACAATCTCGGTAAATGGATATGCCGAGAACCAGTTATTATAAATGGCTTCGAGACACGCTTAAATGCGTTTCCAGAGCTTTCACAGGGACGAGTGATAAAACGTATCACCCGTGACAATTCCTATGGTTTAGAGCCGCAGGAGAATGGCATACAGGACTGGTTATTACCATTATCGGTACGCTACGAAAACACTTATGAAGTAATATAACAAGTAACAACCGGCTATCAATCGGAGATAGTCGCTAACCTACACAGCCTTAAAGTTATAGGCAGAAAGGACATTTCTATGGCAGTTACAGGCAAAATTGACCGTAAATACATGGCTCATTATATTGACGCAGGTTCCCTCTGCGGAGGGCTGACACCAAAATATGAGCGTCTTGGAAAGGATCTGGAAGAGTACAACATCGAACTCAACCCGGATACCGAAACATCTAAAAACATCCTTGGAGAATCCACATTCAAGCATAACGGCTATGAAGTTTCTTCTGACGCTGATCCGTTCTATGCAGACACTACTTCTGATCTGTTCACAGCATTACAGAAGATTGTAGATGGGCGTCTCAAAGACGATAACCTCAAAACAAAAGCAGTTGAAGTCCATCTTTGGACAGAAGCCACAGCGGGCAAGTATGAAGCGTATCAGCAGGATTGCTACGTTGTGCCGACTTCCTACGGCGGTGATACATCTGGATATCAGATTCCGTTTACCGTCAATTATACCGGTGAACGCGTAAAAGGAAAATTTGATATCAGTTCCGGTACATTCACAGCTGACAGCGAATAATTTTTAGGAGGTACAGAAAATGGCAAAGACAATTAACACAAACATTGATGATGGATTTCTTCTTTTTACATTCACAAACAAACAGGGAGAAGTATTTTCTTCATTTAAGCTGAATCCTACCGACATTAACGTTGCAGCAAGAGCGGAAGAATTGGAAACTTTCTTTGAGCAGGCTCAGGAATCTGTTAAAAATGTTTCTTCCAGCAAAGAGATGGCGGAGATTAATAAGCAGATTGAGGACAAAATCAATTATATGCTCGGATACGAAGCATCTAAGGATTTATTCAAAGAACCAATTACCGCAACAACTGTTTTTGGAAATGGTCAGGTGTTCGCTTATATTGTTCTGGACAAAATCAATGAAACACTTGCTCCGGAAATTGAAAAGAGAAAGAAAAAAATGCAGGAAGTGGTCAATAGGTACACGGAGAAGTATACAAAATGACCGCCTATGAACTTCCCACCTCACTCAACATCAGTGGGGTGGATTTTTCTATCAGAACGGATTTTCGTGCGATTATTGATATTCTAGTTGCCATGAATGACCCAGAATTGGACGAACAAGCGAAAGCTGTTGTTATGTTACAGATTCTATTTGAGGACTGGCAAAGTATACCCCCAGAACATCTTACAGAAGCTTGTCAGAAAGCTTGCGAATTTATTGACTGCGGTCAAGTTGATGATAGTCCGAATAAGCCGAAACCTCGTTTGATGGACTGGGAACAGGACGGAGATATGATTGTACCAGCAGTAAACAAGGTTGCCGGAAAAGAAATCAGAGCTATTCCGTATATGCACTGGTGGACGTTCTTCGGATACTTCATGGAATCTGGTGAATGCCTGTTCAACACGGTCGTTGGAATCCGTTCAAAAAAAGCAAAGGGTGAAAAGCTCGATAAATGGGAAAAGAAATTCTATCAAGAAAACAAGAACGTTATTGATATAAAAACACGTCTCAGCGACGAGGAGCAAGCTTATAAAGATAAGCTGAATGAGATGTTGAACCTCAAATAGTTAGGAGGTGGACACATGGCTGCTGATGGCTCAGTCATTATTGATACCAGATTAGACACAACCGGTGTTCAAAAAGGTGTATCAGCTATAAAACAGTCATTTAACAGCCTTGGAAGTGCTGTGAAAAAAATCGGTCTGCTGATTGGTGGAGCGTTTGCAGTTGGCAAGTTAGTGCAGTTCGGAAAAGAGTGTGTGGAACTCGGCTCTGACCTCGCAGAAGTTCAGAACGTGGTCGATGTTACATTTACAACCATGTCTGATAAGGTTAATGAATTTGCGAAGAACGCCATGACCTCAGCCGGATTATCCGAAACAATGGCGAAGCAGTACGTTGGTACATTCGGAGCAATGTCTAAGTCGTTCGGATTCTCAGAACAGCAGGCTTACGACATGTCAACGGCTCTAACGCAGCTGACCGGCGATGTAGCATCATTCTACAACATCAGCCAGGACTTGGCCTATATTAAGCTGAAATCAGTGTTTACGGGCGAAACAGAGACCTTAAAAGACCTTGGCGTTGTAATGACACAGACAGCTCTTGACCAGTATGCACTGGCAAATGGGTATGGCAAGACCACATCTAAAATGACCGAACAGGAGAAAGTTGCCCTCCGTCTGGCTTTTGTGCAGAAACAGTTATCAGCTGCATCTGGCGACTTCATTCGTACTTCAGACAGCTGGGCCAACCAAGTGCGAGTAATGCAGTTACAGATGCAATCTCTCAAGGCAACAGTTGGACAGGGATTAATCAACCTCTTTACTCCTGTTCTGAAAGTTATCAATATCTTACTCGGTAAGTTAGCAACTCTGGCAAATGCCTTCAAGTCATTTACGGAATTGATTACCGGAAAGAAGTCTTCTGGACAAACAGGCGCGAGTGGCGCAGGCCTTGCCGGAACGGATGCAATAGCCGACACAGCCGATCAATACGGAGAAGCTGCCGATAATGCTGAAAAGCTGGCAGGCGCAACAAATGACACAGCGGATGCAACTAAGAAAGCTACTAAGGCGGCAAAGGGATATCTTAGTCCTTTAGATGAAATAAATAATTATTCAACGGACAAAAGTACGGATGCATCGTCAAAAGCGCCGAGCGCAACTGGCGGCCTTTTAGATCAAATGAAAGGCGCTGTTCAAAACGTTGATTACGGAAAGATAGCAGAGGGTGAGACAGTTCTTGATAAAATGTCAAAACCGCTAAAAAAGATAATCGACAGATTTAAACAGCTGGCTAAGTTAATCGCAAAAGGATTCTGGGATGGATTAGGAGATTACGAGCCGATTTTTGACGGAATAAAAAAGGATCTTGATTCCATATGGAAATCTTTAAAGGATGTCTTCACTGATCCAGAAGTTGTTAAGGCGGCAAATAAGTTCTTAGATTCATTTGCATATGCAATTGGACAAGTTGCTGGCTCATTTGCCAGGATCGGATTGACAATTGCGCAAAACATTATAGGCGGAATCGAGAAGTTTCTAAAGCAGAACGTGCAAAGAATAAAGAACTATCTGATAGATATGTTCAACATCGGTGCTGAAATTTCACAAATCGCAGGAAATCTTGCAGTTGCTTTCGCAGATGTTTTCTCAGTTTTTGGTGGAGAAACCGCGCAGCAGATCACAGCAGATTTAATAGGAATCTTTGTTGAAATCGGAATGGTCCTTACAGAAACGGCTGCAAAACTTGGCAGAGATATCCTTAACATGATTGCACAGCCTTTTATCGACAACAAGGACATTTTAAAGTCAGCAATCGAGGGCAGCCTAGGAGTAATAGAAACTGTAACAAGCGGGGTCTTAACAGTTGTTCAAAACCTTAGTGACGCAATATCGAGGTTATACGATGAACATGTAAAACCGTTCTTTGATTCTATAGCAGACGGACTATCAAGTATACTTGAAACTCTAATAACTGGATATAACACATACATTCTTCCAGTGCTACAAGGACTGGCGGAACAAATCAAAGGGCTGTTAGAGGGACCGTTGGGGGATGCTATCCTAAAAATAGAAGCATTTCTCGGTAAGCTCATTGATTCTCTGAAGCTTCTGTGGGAATCGGTATTAGTACCTTTAATCAACTGGATAATTGCGAATTTGCTTCCAGTTGCGGCAGAAATAATTGACGTTGTAGGCACTGTGGCAATCAAAGTCATAAAATCATTAATTAAAATTATTGGTGATGTAGCAGACACTCTGAGCGGAATCATTGATTTCCTTGTAGGCGTTTTTACGGGAGACTGGGAACTGGCTTGGCAGGGAATAAAAGAGATTGCGGATGGAGCATGGAGTTTTATCAAAGATGTTGTGTCAGGTGCGTGGGGAACAATTAAAACCGTGACAAAAGGTGCATTAAACATAATTAAAAGTGTTATCAATGTTGCTTGGAATGCGATTAAAGCAGTAACATCAACGGTTTGGAATGCGATTAAAAAGACTCTTTTTAGCATTTTAAATTCTATTAAATCTACAGTCGGCACAGTAGTTAATGCAATCAGAACTAAGGTTACGAGCACATGGAAGAGCACATGGAGCGAGGCAACTCAAACATTGAAGAATGCCGCCACGTTTATATTTGCCAAAGTAGGAGCAATAAAAGATACTATCGCTAATAAATTTAATGCCGCCAGAGATGCAGTCAAATCTGCATTTGAAGGTATTGTAGATTTTATTAAAAGACCAATCAATCAGGCAATCAGCATCGTCAATAATGCAGTTGGAATGATTAATAATGCAATTGGTGGAATTGAATCTGCATTTTCCTTTGGACCTTGGACTGTTCCAACACCGTTTGGCTCAAAGACTATCGGATTTCATGCAACATTTCCACGTATCGGAACTATCCCATATCTGGCCAGTGGTGCAGTTATTCCGCCAAGATCAGAATTCCTTGCAGTACTTGGCGACCAGAAAAAAGGCAATAACTTGGAAACACCGGAAAGCTTGCTACGGCAGATTGTCCGGGAAGAGTCTGGAAAAGGACAGGGAAATGGAAACACTTACAATGTTACAGTCAATGCATCTGGCAGAAAACTATTAGACATTATCATTGATGAAGCAGAGCTTAGGAGACGCAGAAATGGCGGACAAAATCCGTTCTTGTTAGGAGGTGTGTAAATGGCACAGGAACAGTTTAAGATTGATGGGGTCACTATAAAGGCCCCTGACACATATAAGCCGGTATTCGCAACTACATCAACGGAAAGCTCTAAGAGAAGCCAGGATCTTGTTATGCACAACACTCCGATGGGAACTATCGCTGGATATGACATGGAATGGGGTGAGCTTAAATGGGGAGAGATTGCAACGATTCTCAACTCTATGATCAACAAAAGTCAGTTCACATTTCATCACAAAGATCCTCGAACCCCCGGCAAATGGATTGACAAGACGTTCTATGCATCTAATTTCAACATGGCAGCACAAACACTCAAGGATAATGAGGAACGATGGACAGGATTAACTATTAATGTAAGGAGCATTCGACCGGTATGATTAATGTTACAAATCAGTTAAAAACAGAATCTCTCTTAAATAGTAACTATTATGTTACGGCGAATGCGGTGCTGCGTGATGGGACAACTTTAAGCCTGGAAAAAGAAGATTTCTATCTTGACGGAAACGGAATTGTAGATTCTTCTGATTCCGGGGATTTCCCGATAGGTGTAGCCATTGAAAAAACAGCAACATTGGCATTGGTCAATGATGACGATAGGTTTTCTGACTACAACTTTGCCGGAGCACAGTTTACTCTATTCTTAAATTCACAACTGTCCGATAGATTGGAAACCATTCGCCGCGGTACATTCATTGTATCAAAAAAACCTGCCACGTCCGATGAGATTAATCTCACTTTGCTGGACTATATGAGCAAGGCAGAGACAGGCTACAATACAAACCTTGTTTTCCCATGCTCTGCCGGAGAGGTTTTAGAAGATGCCTGTCAGCAGACCGGGATTGTGTTAGGTGACGCAACATTTAAAAATGCAGACTATCAGGTGCAAAAGAAACCGGAGAACACCACTTTTAGAGCAGTAATCGGTATGGTTGCAGCTTTGGCAGGTGGTAACGCTCGCATTGATGAGAATGATAATTTGCGAATCATCACTTTTGACGATGGTGCAGACACTATTACCTTAGAAACAGTTCCATGGTGCGACATTAACGGAAACACCATTCTTGATGTTGGAAGCAACGAGATCGAGACAGTTCTCGAACGAAAAGGATTTAAACCAAATGCTATCAGGAACCTTACCTATGATGTTGACGATGTAGTTGTTACTGGGGTCAAGTATGTAGATAATGAAACCGAATATAAGTACGGAACGGACGGATATGTCATCACGATTGACAACAAACTTTTGAGTGGCAATGAACAGACGGGTGTTGACCTGATTGGAAAAGAACTTGTCGGTATGAGATTAAGACCATTCTCTTGTGACAGCATAGCAATCGGATACGCCACATTTGGAGATAGAATTACATTTTCCGACATTAAAGGCAATATTTACTATTCATATCTGACAGATGTAGACTTCGCTTTTTCTGGAAGCACAAGTTTTGCATGCAATGCTAAAAGTATGGAGGATATTAATGCAGATTATCCAGACAGCATGCAGGTAGAGGTTGACAACCTTAAGAAAGATTCCGAAAAGAAGATCACCGCTTACGATGCAAAATTAAAGCAGATGAACGAATTAGCTGCAAACACACTTGGATTTTATTTTACTGAGGAAATTCAGCCGGACGGGTCTTCAATATCATATCGTCATGATAAACCATCCTTGAAAGATTCAAAAGTGATTTATAAAACAGGTGTAGATGGATTCTTCCTTTCAGTTGATGGTGGAAACACCTGGAAAGCAGGATTTGATTCCAATGGAGACGCAGTTCTGAATATATTGTACGCAATCGGCATTCAGTCTGACTGGATCAATACCAGGGGATTCACAGCAAAAGACAACGACGGCAACATTACGTTTCGCATTGACGCAGAGACAGGGGCCGTCAATCTCAATGCTACGGAGCTTACAATTAAAGGGAAGACACCTGAGAACGTGGCAAATGCCGAGGTCGAGAAGTTTATTACAGAAGTTTACTCGCCGCAGATTAAGGTTTTGCAGGAGCAGATTGACGGACAGATAGAAGCATTTTTTGGAGACTATGTTCCTGATGGTGACAATGAACCGGCATCCGCTTGGACAGATGATACAACTAAAGAAAAACACTTAGGTGACTTGTTTTATATTGTAAACAACGAAGAATATGGCGGGCAGGCTTACAGATATGCAAAGATTAATGGCGAATACAAGTGGGATTATGTAAAAGACACTGCGGTGGTCAAAGCTCTGGCTGATGCGGCACAGGCACAAAACACAGCAAACGCAAAGAAGAGAATTTTCGGAGCAGAGCCGGTGCCACCTTACGATATTGACGATTTATGGGTTCAGGGAAAGACAGGGGACATTCTTAAATGCCAAAAGGCAAAGGCAGAGGGCGCGAGCTATGACGCTAATGACTGGGTAAGAGCATCTAAATATACAGATGATTCAGCAGTTACAGCCTTTATTAAGGGTGTTTTTGCCGATACGATTGAAAGTCTCCAAGAGCAGCTTGACGGTAAGATTCAGACCTGGAGCCAGGATACAGACCCGGCGCTTGAATGGACAGAAACAGACGAGATTCCGTGGACAGATGTTGACGGAAATTCCATTCTGGACGTAGGCGGAAATGAGATTTTAATCGTTTGGGAAAAAGGCAAATATATCCACAAAGGAGACCTTTGGCAGAATACCGCCAATAACGCTAACACGCGCTGGCGGTGGGATGGAAATGAATGGGTCGAGCAGAAAGTACCAGACTATCTGTTTGATAAGATTGATGGGAAAGCGGCAGTTTATTTTGAGCAACCCAAACCACCATACAACATGGGAGATTTCTGGGTCACATCAAAAGCCGATGGCGAAGCTTCTATCAAAACAGCGGTTAGAAGCCGGTCGGATGGTGCATTTACTGACACTGACTGGATTGATTTCAAATATGTTGATAAAACCGACATTGATAATGCAGTCAAAGAGTATGATACAAGCCTTGGACAGAATGAAGTATTTAATAAGCTGACAAATGGCGGTGAAGAGCAAGGCATATATATCAAGGACAAGAAGCTGTATATTAACGCAAATTACATCCTTGCAGGCGTTTTGGCAGGCAAATTTATCAATGCAAAAGGGATTAAGGTTATTGATAAGGACAACCAAATCACACTCCATATTGATGACAATGGAAAGGTACACATTGCCGCGACAGAATTTTCGTTAAAAGGAAAAGCTGTATCCGAAATAGCAAAAGATACAGCGTCTAATACCGCGACTGAAATCGCGACAAAATACGCCACATTGAACGTGTTACTATCAAATGAATTCCAGGGAATCCCAACAGATTCTTCCGGCAAATATACCACATTTCCCACATGCAAAACTACGGTAACTGTGCTGTATGGTGCCGAGAATGTGACTGCACAGTCAAACATTTCATTCTCTGCGGAAAACGGAATAAGTGGTTCTGCGTCAGGAGCAACGTATACGGTCTCTGGACTGTCCGTGGACAGTGGCACAATCACAGCAACTGCAACTTACAATGGGATGACCGCAAAGAAAGAATTTGTAGTTGCAAAGCAAAAGCAAGGTGACACCGGAAATGGAATCTCGAAGATTGTGCAACACTATCTCGCTACGTCCAGTTCGTCTGGCGTATCAACAAGCAGTTCTGGATGGACGGAAACCGTGCAGACCCCAACACCGGATAATCGGTATCTATGGAACTATGAGGAGACTTTCTTCACAAACGGGGCTAAGGCAACAACACTTCCTTGTGTGATTGGCGTATACGGGGAAAAAGGAAAAGACGGACAGGACGGAAAAGATGCCAGTGACATGACACAGTTGGAGATTTTTAATAAATTGACCAACAATGGAGCTACGCAGGGAATATATCTTTATGACAACAAGATATACCTGAACGCTACATACATTGACACAGGGTATCTGGCTGGGTGGCAGGTTTTAAGCGGGTATTTATATGCAGCGAGTGGGAATAACAGTATTACACTGGATGGAAATAACGGATGTGTCAAAACTACAGGGGAATCAAACTGGTATAATATGGGTACCAATTCGTGGTCAAGCGCATCCGAATTAAAAGGAACTACATTCTCAACGTGCGACATATATTGTAACTCGTTAAATATATCCTCAGGCATAACGGGAAGAAACAGTAGTCAATCCATTCTGACCATGGCAACAATAAAAGCGTATAACACAATAAATTCCAATGGCGGTATAACTGCCACTGGAATAATTAAATCAAGTTCACACATCGAAGCCAGCGGACATTTTTACAGTAAAGGAACGGGAACTGACCTTGCAGATTTGAGTGTACGTGGCTCAAAGAAGAGGATTCTTCCAACAAAAAACTATGGCACACAGGCGTTTTATTGCTACGAAATGGCATCCCCCATGTTTGGAGACATCGGAGAAGCGTCCATATCGGAAGATGGCACATGCCTGATAGACATAGATGATATATTCCAAGAATCTACGAATGTAGGTATTGAATATTATGTGTTTTTACAAAAGGAGGGGAATGGAGATTGTTGGGTAGATAAAAAGGAACAGACATATTTCATTGTTAAAGGTACTCCGGGACTTAAATTTGCATTCGAAATTAAAGCACGGCAGGCTGACTATGAACACATGCGTTTTGCTGATGCAAGCGAAACGGCTTACGATAGGGCAATAGATACAGACATGCCAGAGCCAGACTACGGTGAAAGTCTTGAAGTATCAGAACCAGATTATGAAAAAGAACTTCTTAGTGATAGGGAAAAAATTATTGACGAAATGGGGAAAATATCATGAAAAAAATTCTTACAAGTTTTATGAATCTTAGTACTGGAGAAGGAAGTCGTATTGCTTACACCTATTCTGAGGTAAACGAGGAAACAGGAGAAGTTGTCAGTCAGAACAACAAAGGCAATTTTCTTGTGTTGGATGACGATGTACAAGCTCATCTTGATGCAGTTAAAAAATATATCCGGGACAAATATTTAGCATAAGGAGGAAACAGTCATGCCAAAGTGGACAGATTATACTATAAAAACTACAGTAGCTGATAATGATGAGATTATGACACTTGATACGGCAGGAAAGGCAAATAAACGCCTTTCACTGTCTACTCTTTCAGACTGGGTACTTGGGAAAATCGCCGATAAAGTGTTTGCAAAGCTTCAAACGAACGACAAAACAATTCTGGGAGCGATTAATGAATTAAATAGTAAGGCTCTGATGACTTATGTTGGCAAAAAAGCAACAAATGAAGATGGTGTAATTCCCATAAATAATATAATTTCTGGAGTGTCAATAAAAAACGTTATTAATGCAAAAGCATATATTTCCGATGGAAATAAAAATATTTACTCAAGGCTATACTCGTACAACTCTTATGCTTATATATTGGTCACTGACTACGAAGGCAATCGATTTAAAAACACAGAATTAAATGTTGTAGTGCTTTATACAAAATAGTAACTGCCTGGTATCCGTCGATGCTGATTCAGAGAATATAAATTTGAGGATCAAAAAAATTTACTATTGAAATAGTGGAAGTAAACTCGTTGCCGTTTGTGAAGATAAAGATGGAAATATAGAAAATAAGTTTATTTAAACCTACTCCTGTTTAGTTAACTAAGGACTTTGAAAATTTCATAAAAATGTTTCATGATTTCATGAAAGGAGCTGATAAATATGGAAATTAAAGGAATTGACGTATCATCTTATCAAGGAAACCCAGATTGGGCGAAAGTATCGAATTCTGGAATTAAGTTTGCAATTTTGAGAATTCATCAGAAATCCGGCACAGATGCATCATTCGAACACAACTACAAGGGCTGTAAATCCAATGGAATTCTTATTGGTGGATATAAATACAGTTATGCTTTAACACCGGCACAGGCAATTGACGAAGCTGAGAACTTAATTTCCGTTCTTGGTGGACGCGGATTGGATTTCCCAGTATTCTATGACCTCGAATGGAAACAGCAGAGAAGTCTTGGAAAACAGGCTATTGAGAATATTGCAGTAGCATTTCTGACCAGAATCAAGAAAGCCGGTTATAAGGTTGGAATTTATTGTAATCTCGACTGGTACAATAATGTTCTGACAGATGCTCTCAAGCAATATGATTGTTGGATTGCTCGTTATCCAGCAAGCGACAATGGTTCTGTGCAGGAAAGATTACGTCCGAATGCCGGTGTAGGCTGGCAGTATTCCAGTAAAGGAAAAGTTCCAGGAATTAATGGAAATGTTGATATGGATGTGTTTTACAAGGATTATAGAGATTCTGACCAGAAAGGAGAAACTAAAATGGTAAAAATCAGTAACTGCGGACATGATGAAAGAGGAAGATATGCAGGTGGGAAAGCAGGAGATCAGACTGGTACAGAATATCAGATCATGAACTGGTACAGCAGACCGTGGCTCTGTCTCCTAAGATTCAATGACGCCAAAATCGCAACCATGATCGCAGACATGGCGACAAAAGCGGCACAGAACAATCTCATCGGATACGATCAGGGTACTTCCGGAAACAGCAATGACCGGTATTCGTTCTGGCGGCACTTAAAGGCAAGTAACTACGATCCGGCGCAGATCACGGTAGCTTGTGAATCTGATTGCAGCGCAAGTACAGCAGCTATTGTCAAAGGGGCTGGGTATCGCTTAAATAATGCAAGGCTCAAAGCGGTCAGCA